GAAATATCTAGCACGGTTGCGTAATGGCACTGATTCTGCCAAACAGGTTTTACCGGCAACCAACGTCAAACTTAATTGACACTGGCAACCCGATATCACGCGGGTTAAACGCAGGCTATTTAGCTTCAACTCGGTCATTTTTTGGTGCAACATCACCGGCTCAGACATCTCCAAACAGCACGTATCGCTATGACCAGCGATTCGGTATTGCTACGATGGGAACAATCGGCGCGACAGCACTAGCAACAGTGTTTGCACCTGTGTCCGGTAGTAGCGACATGACGCTACTGAGTGTCTTTTTCCCTGCAACAGGTGTTAGTGAAACTTTTCCTGGGAACGTTGGGCAAATAAGTAACGCAATGTCGTTCGGTTTGTCGGTCGGTAATGGTACGACAAATGTCATACGCGGCAGATGCTACCTAAGTGGCACGCGGTATTTCGGCGGCAGCACGACAATTACGGATTTTAATAAGCCAATTGTCGCGGTGACGCGCCAAAAAGTTGGCGTAGAGCAGGCCTTATTTGTCAACGGTGTCAAAGACCCTACCACAACCGCGTTTGCAGGTGCCACGTTTAACACAGTAAATATTGGCGTGGTTGGCGCAGGTGCTAATCAAGCACAATTTCTAGTCGGCTTGTGGGGCAGGGCGTTAAGCGACACTGAAATATGGGAGCTATCACAAGACCCATACCAGATATTTCATCGTCCGAATCGCAGAATATGGGTTGATGTTCCTAGTGGTGGGGGTGGATATACTATGCCTGCTGCATTAGGCGCCTATTCACTTGCAGGTAATGCTGCAGGACTAAAAGCCGATCGTAAAATTTTAGCAGCTCAAAGTAGTTTTGCATTAACAGGTAATGCTGCAGGACTAAAAGCCGATCGTAAAATTTTAGCAGCTCAAAGTAGTTTTGCATTAACAGGTAATGCTGCAGGACTAAAAGCTGATCGTAAAATTTTAGCAGCTCAAAGTAGTTTTGCATTAACAGGCAACACGACGTTATTTAAAGCCTCGAGAGCAATGCTTGCTGCTCAAAGTAGTTTTGCATTAACAGGTAACGTTGCTTTATTCAATGCTTCGAGAAAGTTAACCGCGTCACTAGGTAGTTTTGCATTAACAGGTAACGATGTTGCGCTGACTTATTATGGGTCAAATAAAGTTTTAAACGCAGCCACAGGGGTTTTTACTTTAACTGCAAATAATGCAGTATTGGCTGCGAATAGGAAATTAGTAGCCCAAAGTAGTTCGTTTTCATTAAGCCCAAATTCGGCAATTTTGAAGGTTACCAGGAAGTTGGCTGCATCTGTTGCAACGTACTCTTTTACAGGTAATTCTGTCGGGTTTACATATGGTTCAGGCCAACTCAGATTGACGGCTAGTGCTGGCGTATTTACTTTGACCGGCGTGCCTGTAGTATTTACCTCTGGTAGTTACACAAGGGCTCCTGGAGGTGGGGGTTACTCTCCAAAAAGAATTAACATACAAGTTAGACCTGAGGCAAAACAAAACAACAATCGATAAACAAAATTACGGCTAAAAAATGACAACAAAACTCATTACCCCACCATCAGCTTTAGCCGTATCTCTAAGTACAGTCAAAGAAAACTTAAGAGTATATACATCTGACGATGATTCGTTGATTACTTTGTGGATTGAAGGTGTAACATCACACGCTGAACATTATCTTGGACGATCTTTAATTAGTCAGACATGGCAAGAAACTCTAGACAGTTTTCCAGATGCTATCAAACTAACAAACGTACCGGTCGCGTCAGTATCATTTGTTAAATACTATGATTTAGACAACGTTATTCAGACTTTAGATCCATCAGACTACGTATTGGACAATGTGAGCGAACCTGGCTACATTGTCCCTTCGATAAGTGTGTCTTGGCCTGAAACATATGATAAAATTAATGCGGTACAAGTACAATACGTTGCCGGATACGGGGCAACTAGTGCTAATGTTCCAAAGCAAATTCAGTTGTATTTGTTGGCCAAATTGACCGAACAATTTGACCCAAATGTTAGAGCGGAAAAAGATACTGTCCAAAGTTCATACATTGATAGATTGCTTGACAGATTTAAGGTGTACGGATAATGGGAGCAATAGCTTACTCGATGAATCGTCGAATTACGATTGAATATAAAGTCGTAACTCAGAACAGTGATTACGGTACGGAGTCCATAACGTGGACCACTTTATTTTCACGCGTAGGTGCCAATATTCAAGAAGTTTTACCTAGTAGGTCTGAATCTTTGAAACAAGGTTTACGTCTAGATTCAAATCAAATTCGTGTTAGACTTAGACGGTTATCAGGAATAACCTCAGACATGAGGGTGATTGTACACGATGCTTCAGACAAGACTTACCAGATTATCGGTGGACCATCGGAATTAGATGGCCGACGAGTGATCGAATTGGTGTGTGAGAAGTATACTACTACAGGCCAACCGTGACCGTTAAGAATATAACAGGCTTAAAAGAATTGCAGGCAATGTTAAACTCATTGCCTGCCAAACTTGAAGGCAACATTATGAGGACCGCGCTACGGGCAGGAGCTAAAGTTATACTTGAAGAAGCAAAACTCAATGTTCCAATTAGACATGGTGATTTAAGAGACAGTATTAGAATCTCGACTAGAATTAAAAAAGGCAGGGTGACCGCGTCCGTTAAAGCAGGTAATAAAAAAGCCTGGTATTGGCGATTTGTTGAATATGGTACTGCTGAACATGCTATCTCTGCTAAAGATAAAGGTGTTCTGTCATTCGGTGGATTTTTTGGTAAGTCAGTATTGCACCCGGGAGCAAAAGAAAAACCATTCATGAGACCCGCGTTAGATGTAAAATCTTCTGAGGCAATTGTTGCTGTTGGTGAAGCTATAAAAAAACGACTCACTAAACAAGGCTTAGACGCTACAGACATATTTATAGAGGTTGAAGAATGAGCTCCGTAAAAGTTATCAGAGCATTGCTGGTTGCTAATTCGAATTTAGTTGCTGTAGTACCTTCAACTCGAATAATTGCAGGGGTGTTACCTCAATCGACCGTCGTTCCTGCCTTGTGTGTTACTGAAATAAGCACGTTAGAACTGCCAAATATTGATGCTCAAGCGACCAAATCTCTTGTTTCTGCTAGAGTTCAAGTAACAATTTTTTCATCAAATTACGCGACTCAAAAACAAGTTTTAGACCTGGTGAGAAAGGCATGCAATTATGAACGTGGTAATATTGCATCTACAGAAGTAGTATCTGTGCAAAGATTACATAATGGTCCAGATTTTAATGATTTGGAAACAGGACTTTTTATGCAGTCGATAGATTTTAAAGTAATATTCAATGAAGACAATTAACGTATTACAATTTCATACATTAAATTTTTAACCTGCCCTAAAGGGTTTTTAATAACGAGGAAATATTATGCCTACAGCAGCCGGACTATTTAAGCAAGTAGCTTATAAAGAAGAAGTGACTTACGGTACAGTTCCGTCGGCTGCTTCAGCACAATTACTTCGAAGAGTTAAATCTTCTCTCGATATGACTAAGGATGTTTACGAATCAAATGAGATTCGTGCAGACTTTCAAGTAGCAGATATGAGGCATGGAGTACGTCGAGTTGGTGGATCTATTGACGGTGAATTGTCTCCAGGTACATACAAAGACTTTTTTGCTGCTTCACTGAAAAAAGCTTTTGCTGCAATCGCCCCATCCACCTCTGTCAGTTTGACAATCGCAGGCACTTCACCGACGTTTACGGTAACTCGCGCTGCCGGTTCTTTTTTGACTGACGGATATAAAATTGGCCATGTTATTCGCTTAAGTGTTGGTTCACTGAATGCTGCGAATATTAATAAAAATCTAATGATTACAGCTTTAACTGCAACAGTTGCAACGGTCCTCGTACTTAATGGAGTTGCGATGGTTGCTGAAGGTCCTATTACTGGTTGTACAGTAACTGCCGCCGGAAAAAACACGTGGGTACCGTCCACATCCCACACAAATAAATCTTTTTCGATTGAGCATTTTTTCAGTGACCTGACTCAATCTGAAGTTTTTAGTGGATGTAAAGTTGCAAAGATAGGTTTGTCTTTGCCCCCTACAGGTATGGCTACGTGTAACATTGAATTTAAAGGGCAAAGTATTACAACAGCTTCAGCTCAATATTTTACTTCACCCACAGCAGCAACTACAACAGGTAATCTTGCTTCTGTGAATGGGGTTCTACGTGTAAATGCAACGAGCGTTGCAAATGTTACCGGCCTATCGATGGATATTATGAGTGATCAAACAGGAGATGCAACTGTTGGTAGTAACGTGATTACTGCTCAATATCCCGGCCGAGTAAAAGTTTCAGGTCAATTTACAGCGTATTTTGATTCTGTTACATTGCGTGATGCATTCATTAATGAAACCGAGATTGATTTGTATGCAGCTTTCACTGCTAACAATACTGCTACATCAGACTTTGTTGCTATCGGTTTGCCACGTATTAAATTAGGTAGTTCAAATGTAGATGATGGTGAAGGGGGATTAATCCGTACATACTCATACACGGCGTTATTGAATACTGCAGGCGGTTCAGGTATTGCAACAGAAGCAACAACAATTCAAATACAAGATTCGGCTGCTTAATTGCCTACTTGTAATAAACCCGGCGCAAGCCATAACCAGCACCGGCCAACCTATTGTCTCCTTTCGTGAGGAGCGGTAGGTTGGTACGGGCATTTTTAACTCACGAAAGTAAAAAATGAATAGTACACCTAGCAATTTATTATCTTCTTTGCTCGCAAATCTAGATCTTGAAGATTACGAAGACGTTAGCACAGGTACGCTAACAGTTCTGAATCCGGAAACTCAAGCCCCGACTACATCAAAAATCACACTTGCTAGTCGTGAACATCAGTCTCGCAAACAGATTGACTTGGCTCGTACTCGTAAACTACGCAACTCTTTTAACCAGACTGGCAAAGTGCCTGTTTCTGACCCAGTTGAAGATTACGAAGACGAAACAGATTACTTGGTTGCTTCAACGTTAGGTTGGAATTTGATTAAAGGTGGTCAACCTTTAGAATTTTCTCCTGCTGTTGCAAGACAGTTATACACTGACCCGAAGAAACATTGGCTACGTGCTCAAGTTGTTGCTGCATTGAATAAAGACTCGCTTTTTATCAAGGACTCCGGGAAGAACTAATCGCCTGCTGCCGTTCTGAGTTTGAGTTATCAGAACGGCAGGGTGATGGGGCGAGTCTGCGTACACACCTACAACGATTAGCCAAAAATACCGGCAAGATTGACGAGAGGTTGAACATCACATGGCCAAAACATGGAGGTGTGATTTGGGAGATCTTTAATCAACTTGGACGATCAGTAGCTATGGGTGGAGTGAGTCCTATTAGTGCCCAAGAAATAATATCTTATCAATCTTTAAGAAATATTCGTTTCACTGCGTTTGAACTTGATATGATCGAAGAATTTGATCGTATTGCGATTGAGTATTCAAACAAAAAATAGAGGTGTATATGATAGCAGGCTCACTTGAAATCCAACTTTTAGCAGATATTGCCAGACTCCAGCAAGATATGGATAAAGCATCAAGTGTAGTTGGTGGTGCTATGGGTAAAATATCTTCAAGTGTATCTACTGCTACAAAACTTTTGGGTGGTTTAGCCGCAGGCCTATCTGTGGCTGCTTTTTCTAGCTGGATTCGTGGTGCAATTGATGCTGCGGATGCTGCGAGTAAATTATCTGCTAAGACTGGTGTTGCAGTCAAAGACCTAGCCGGATTACAGCTCGCGTATAGTTTAGGGGGGGCTGAGGGTGATGCTTTCGCTAAATCAATGACCAAACTGTCCGTCGCGATGGTTGAAGGTAATAAAGGTTTGGCCCAATTGGGCATTAAAACCAAAACAGTTAGTGGTGAATTCCTAAGTACGAAAGACGTCCTTTATTCTGTTGCAGATTTGTTTTCAAACTTAGAAGATGGTGCGTTTAAGACAGCAAAGGCCGTTGAAATTTTTGGTAAATCAGGCGCTGATTTAATTCCTCTTTTGAATGGTGGATCTGCTGCATTTAAAGAAATGGATGCAATGGCCCAAAAGTTAGGGTTAACAATCTCAGAATCCACTGCAAAAAGAGCTGAAGAATTCAACGATACCTTAGAGTTAGTTCGTTTGGGTAGTCAAGGTGTGGCTAGGGGGATTGCTGCTGAATTACTACCTACACTAACTAACCTAGCTACTTCATTTTTAGGTTCTATGACCGAGGGTGACAAGCTAAAAAATACAGCTGATTTTTTAGCTAATGGGTTAAAAAT